TGATAATTTTTCACTACCTTTGTAGTACAAAAATAAAACATAACACCTCAAACAAAACGATATGAAAGCATATAAAATTACCATTATAATTCGCGCACTTGGCGGAACCGATACCTTCAGAGTGAGCGCAGAAAATTGCGAAGATGCATACGACAAAGCACTTGAAGTTATGCGAGAATATTGGGACGATGATGCTGGAGCCTACATCGACAATATAGAGGAAGCAGAAGATTAAATAAATTGAGATGTATCCCGATGGAAGATAAAATAGAAACTAAAAAAGTACAGGTGGAGATTGTAGAAACTCTCCGACGTGTGGTAACAGTTGAAGTTGCCATAATACCTGGGGTATGTGATGTTGAGAATGTCGCTATAAATATAGCAAACAGAATGTACCGGGATGAGGAAATAGTGCTTGACTCAGGCGACTATGTTTGTACCTCAATCAATGTAATAAGCAAATAAGTAACCCCTCAATAAACGAAACATGACAGCAACTAAGAAAGACCCCTTTAAAGAGGTAATCAAGGCCTATCTCGATAAATTGGCCGCAACCGATGAGCTTTTCGCCAAGTCCTATGCAAAGGAAAGTAAGAACATCGACGAGTGTGTCAAGTTCATCTATCAGGAAGTCAAGAAATCCGGCAGATGTGGTTTCAACGACGATGAGATTTTCAACATGGCCGTCCACTATTATGACGAGGACGACCTCGGTAAGATAACCGGAACCAACGGTAAGGTGGTAGTAAATCATGCCATTCAGTTGACTGAGGAAGAAAAAGAGGCTGCGAAAGCAAGAGCACTCGCTGATTTTGAGGCTGCTGAAAAACGTCGTCTGGAAAACGCATCTAAACCGGCCCCGGCGTCTGCACCTGCACCCAAGCAGAAACCAAAGAAAGAGGCCAAGCCTACAGCGCCAAGTTCCCCGAGTCTGTTCGATTTTGCTATGGACGAAGATGAGACCGAGGACTAAGTTGCAACGAGAGGTAGCAGGCCTGTTTCCAAAACTGCCTGACCTCACAGGAGCTCAGAAAGAATGGCTCCTGAAGAAGTGCCACCTGATGAAAGGCTTTCACTGCGCCGGCCAAACGTGGTGTGTGAATTGTGGCCACGTCGATGGCTCTCCTACGGTATTTGAGAAAGGCGTAAAAGAACTCAAGAACTATGTTTGCCCTCATTGCGGAGCAACGCTCACAGTGGAGCGTAGCAGTAAGCGAAAGTATGAAGATAGGCAATATGCCACCATAATTACGACTTTCGGCGGTTGGCAAGTGTTCCGGCATTTTCATCTGCGCTATTACAGCATGAAAGGTGAGGAAACTCGTGTATGGTATGCAGAGGTAGTTCAGGAATGGCTGAACGCAAATGGCAAGATAGTAAATGTAGCATTGCCCCAGCGTGGATTAGGTGGTGGCAGCGACCCGTGGAATTTCCATGAAAAATTAGAGATACGCGAGGATCGTAGACTCTCTTACTATGGGGATAAGTATGTAGTTTGGACGAATTTCATCTATCCACAAGTACGAGTGTTACCTATTCTCCGCAGGAATGGTTTTACCAAAGAGGCTGCTGACGTAGCCATGCCTCCGAGTGTCCTTGCAAAGAAACTGCTCTATGACAACGAATGTGAGTATCTGATAAAGACAAAACAGTATGGACTGGCTCATATCCTGAAATACCGCAGGGATACTACCATAACCACATATCGCCATGCAATCAATATAGTTATTCGCAACGGTTACAGGATTAAGGACGCTACTATGTGGCTGGACTATCTCGACCTCTTAGAGTATTTCCACCTCGACACTCATAATTCTCATTACGTCTGCCCCAAGAACCTCCAAAAAGAGCATGATAATCTCACAAGGAGAAAGAAACGAATAGAGGAAAAGCGCAGACTCGAGCAACGTATCAAAGAGGCCGCAAAATGGGAGAAAGAATATGCCAAGATGAAAGGCGCGTATTTTGGGATATGTTTTGGCAACGAGCATATCCAGATATCCGTGATAACATCAGTGGCCGCAATCGCAGAAGAAGGAGAGAAAATGCACCACTGCGTATATCAGGCCGGCTATTACAAAAGGAAGGATAGCCTAATCCTGACAGCAAGAGATTCGGCCGGCAATCGCCTCGAGACAATTGAACTTTCCCTGAGAACATTTGAGATTGTTCAATCAAGGGGTCTGCAGAATAAGCCTACTCCATTCCACGACGATATAATCAAGTTGGTGCAAGATAATATTGGCCTCATTCAAAAAGCGAAGAATGCGGCATGACTCTTATATCAAAACTTGTAAATAAGATAATCTTTGCTTATATAGGCATATCCAAAACTACCAATGAGCAAACAGAAATCCAAGACAGTAAAAGTTTACGCCGGCACTGACATTGTGATGTGTGCGCCAAGCCATCCGGTATCGATTGTACTGCAGGCCAAGAGAACAATCGACAGGATTGTAGAAAGTGAAGATAGTGAGTTTCAGCTTAACTGCAATTCGGTTGAGGGTTTGATGATGTTCGAGAGATACGGCTGTTTGGTTCGTGGCCTAAATGTGCTGTATCTCCTGAACGGTAAAGCCGTAGATTACCAGTCTGCACTTGCAGACCTATCAAGGGGAGAAGAATTGATTGAAGAAATAATAACGGATAATACGAAATGAACTTTTTAGACATATACCAGCCACCATTCAGGGCCGTAGGAACTATGATATTCTCGGCTAATAACGTGATGTCTCTCATGGCTCTAAACCTTTACCACTGCCCTGAAAAGATGATGGATCGTACAGTAGATATCCTTAATGGCAAAAGCTCTGCGGTAGGCAACCCAGATGTCGGCTGTGATGGTGGAGAGATTTATGTCAATGGCGACCCCTTCCTCGTCGTCCGTGGCTGGGGACATTTGATTGGCTCAGGTGCATTAAACCTCCCGGAGAATGAGGCCGCCAAGATACAAGATGAATTTGCGGTATGGGTCGTGAGAAAAATACGAGGAGAAATCTAAAGTTTATTCGATATGAAGAAAGTTTATTCGATATGAAGAATGTATGGAACTTTATAGAAACAGCGATACTCACGATGCTTGTTATCGCTGTTTCCGGTCTGCTCCTGATTATCGGGATATTCGTTGACCCACCGTGGAGAAAAAGATAAGCTCCTCAATCCTCAAAGCAAATAAGTAACACCCCAATACATCAACAAGATGAAGAAAAGATTTATAACCAAAGGAGCGAGTGCCAAACGAGTGCTGTTCCTAATCCAAACAGTTTTAATGTCGCCGGTGCTTTTGCCCCTGCTCGTGCTGAACGTTATATCAGATATGACACTCGATGGGTGGGGAGAATATCGCCGTTGGTTTGTCGGATCTGCCAGAGGCGGCAAGAAGGCGTCCAAATGACGGGCCAAAATCCTTTTACTGGACTGCCACCGCCCACCGGTAAACAAAGAAAGCAAGCCGGTCCTCACGGATAAGCTTGCTTATAAGCAAATAAGTTGTACCCCAATAAACGAAGATGACCCCCACGAATGGAGGATTTCGATTATGGAATAAAACTTAGTGCAAAAGTACGAAGAAAATAGCATAAATGCAAATCCTCCGCAACTTAAACACTATATAACAAAACATTAAATCGAGGAAAATTGTTTAGAAACGACGTGAATTCATACCGCAAAGTTTGTAATAATGATAATATTTGCGTAACTTTGCACTATCTAAATGACCATTCTATGATACGAAAAGCATTAAAGCAGAAAATGACCGACTCCGACATGACACAGAAAGAGTTTAGCACATATCTTGGGATTGCTCCAAGCAATTTCAACGCTTTTCTGAATGGAACTCGGTCGCTCCCTTATGGGACGCTTATCAAGGCTCTTGACAAGTTAAATCTTTCAGTCGGCCGGCATGGTGCTCGTATGGCCTCATTGCCACCCACGGAATTGTCGGAGATTTTCAAGTCTCATGCCGCTGTGTCTGGAATGAAGATTAAGGAAATAGCAGAAAAGGCCGGAGTTGACAACACCTGCCTGACCTCATTCCTCAACGGCTACAGGACTATGCCGGTCAAGAACCTCGAAAAAGTAATGGAGATATTGAAACTCGATGTCGTCTCATACATCAATCCTCGCAAGAAATCAGCATGAAAATCTATACATCATACTTCGGCAATAAGAAGGCACTTGATAAGGCCGGCATAATGGTAGTGAGTGTTGCTCGCTGGCAGCCTCGCTATTGTCCTGTTGCCTGTGTCATGCTCGATGTGGCGCCCACGGTCTATATGCTCAAAGAGGCCACCTCTGAACAATACGACGCAGAGTATCAGAAAATACTCTCACGACTGGATGTGCCCGGGTTTATCAAGAGACTCGAAATAGCCAGTGGTGGCAAAGATGTTGCTCTCTGCTGCTATGAAAAGCCGGGAGAATTCTGCCACCGGCATGTGCTGGCTGAATATCTGACCAAGCAAACAGGCATCGAAATCGAGGAGTTTGTGGCTGCTCCACCAACGCCACTTCCTCCCAAGATCGACACGCCCTCACTCTTTGACGGTTTCTAAGATAACGGCGAGTGGGTATGGGAAACCAACCACTCGCCAATATGCGGGAGTAGCACAGAGGTTAATGCGCTGGCTTTCCAAGTCAGAGTCCGAGGTTCGACTCCTCGCTCCCGCTCCAATCATTATCAGCAATGAAAGTAGTTTACGACATAAGTGCAATTACAATGAATATCCTGAGGGCAAAGGAGCTCTTAGGATTACCTGTTGTGCTGATGTTCAAAGACTTTTACGAGGAACTGGCCGAGTATCTTCCTGAAAATCTAACAGACGGCTGTTGGTCGTTAAATCTCCCTGAGTCGAATTGCTATTGCCTGTATTCCGCAGGGTTTAGTCATTCCGGCGCAATGGTAGTAGACTCCAAAAATGCTGAATATCTGTATGAGAAATACGGCATAAGTAGGTTCTACATTCCAGTGGACTGCGGAGACGGCAGAGAGGGCCTTACTCTGAAACAAGCATTTCGAGTGGCCGATGAACTGACTGAGCACCCGTGGGCTGAGGTTTACGGACTGATAACCTCGGGGTGCATGAACTCTGCGGCCCCGACTCGTGAGAGACTTGATAAGATTTGGCAAGTAATGTCTGCTGCCTCGGCAGAAGGTCTAAGCCTTGGTGGTAGTTATTGGATAGGTAGAGAACCACTCCCAGATTACATCAAAGAGGTGCGTATCGGCGAGTATATGCTTTTCGGGACTATCCCTTATTGCTATGACGCAAGCAAGATCGGCCCCAACGGAGTGTGGATTTATGCTAAAGTAGTAGCGGTCTATCCTGAGCGTAAGCAGCTGATCGTAGACTGCGGATATAAATATGCTGACCTCTCGAAATGCACCATACAAAGCGGAGGAGTGAAGTTTGTCGATAGTTCAAGCGAGTATTCGGTATTCTCATACGAAACTCCTATCTACAAAGTAGGAGATACCCTGCACTTTATCCCTAATTATAAATCCTTAGTAACTCTAAGAAATGCAAGAACCGAATATCGAAAATAGCCTACAGCCAATAACGGCCCGGACCTTTGGTTTGGAACTGGAATTTGCGGACGTGGAGAAAGCGAAAGTTTATCTTCCCGACGGCTATTCATGGAGTAAAGAGGAGAAGATAACCAACACTGATAAGAGCAATGGCACTTATTCAGCAAAGAGAGGTGGAGAAATCAACACACCGCCCCTCAGGTTGTGTGGCTCTAATATTCGGACTCTGAGAAAAGTATTTGAGTCAGCACTGGCCGCTGACGGTAAGGTAACGTGGGTGTCCTCTATCCATGTTCATATCCATATAGCAGACCTTGAGTTAGAGGATATAAAGAAACTCATCTATCTATCATATTACGCAGCGCCCTATATTCTGGAATATGGAAACGTGCCGGAGTGGAACAAAATTTGTTTCCTCATGCCGTCGACGACACTTGCAGATGTCGAGAAGGTGCGCTCTGTCAGCAATCTCGATGCCCTGTTCACTGCCTATGAGGATAGCACTGCCAAAGGCTACAAAAGATGTCTTGTCAATGCCATTTCGTATTTCAAGAGAAAAACGGTAGAGTTTAGAATATTCAACGGCACTCGTAACTTTGATGAGGTAGTGGCCGCTATTATGTTCGCCTATCGGTATGTGGATTTTGCTCTGAAACACACTGAGGACGATTACAAGCTGTTGAACTCGTATGAGCAGTTTGTCAATGCTCTCAAGTTAAGAATGGCAGTACCTAAGCCTATCTCCCCTATGATATTCTCAGGAGACCAGCGCCACCCGATTGAGAGTTATATCAGCAAGAGATGTGACCTCAATTCAAAGCTGATTTCCGTGCTGATCGAAAACTCTCCTGAAGAAATTGCGCTCGTCAATCCTTACCTCTACTCACTGGAAATGCGTCTGCATAGCCATAAGAAACTGACGATATACAACACGAATGAGTTAAATCATTTGTTGTGGCTCGTGGCCAATGGAGCGCAGACAATTCATTTCCGTGGCCGTGCTGATTTCCTTGAGCCATTCAACGATGGAACGCCGGCCCGGAACATTACCCTGCTGATGATATACAACAGGGTACGAAAGTATTTTGCCGACAACGATTACTGCAGAACCCACCTCGATGCTATCAAGGAGTGTATTGAGGCATCGGTGGAAAGTATGGCTAAGTCGAGTCAGTTAATGGTCGACACTCTGACCTCATGCAAGTATGTATTCGGAAATCTAAGGGACGCAATCGCCAATGAGAAGTTTGTGTTTTACCAAATAGATGACTACGGCAAACTGCGCTCGACAATCTACTCCCTCAAAAAAGACAGCGACTATGAGGATAATTGGGAGGCTCCGGCCCCCATGTCCTACTACGAAATAGTGGAGACCCTGCCAGATGATGTAACGCTGGCTCTCGCAAGTTATAACGAGCACCTCGACATACCAAAGTTGGCTCAGACCGGCAAGACAGTATTCTACTGCACCAATCCTCAGCCAAAAGCAAAGGTGTCAGTTAAGAACGACGGCAAGTTATTTGCAGTTGACCTGCCTGAGCCTCCTGATGATTTGGTTATCGACGACCCCAAGTTGCTCAAGATATGTGCCGTGAACCCCTCGGCATTCGGAGTATTGCAGAGGAGATATATACACAAGGTGCATAAAGTCATGCTCCCTCGTTTCGCATATTTCGTCATGTATGACAAGTACGTTCTCGGTGCATTTGGTTTCGATGAGGCCAGACGTGACCACTCCAAGTGGGGAATATGGCTCGTGTCGGATTTTTGCACGAATAACAACGTGCCACGACTGGCTAAGCTGATACTTCTGTGTATAAAGAGTAAGTTGGCCAAGAAACTACTCTCCCGTGCGAGAATGGAGGAAACCAACATCTGCTTTACGAAAGTTTACACGTCTAAGCCGGTAAGTATGAAATACCGTGGTCTATTTAAGAAAGTCAAGCAGGATGAGCCAAGTAATCATTTGCTCTACATTTCAGACCTCGGAACGGAAGCGAATTACGAAACAATCATTCAAAAATACCTGAAATATGTCAAAGGATAGTTTGCTGCAGAACGATAAATGGAAGTTTGCCTCCGTCGATGTATCATTGTTCGATGAGGCAGAGGAAAACGCCAACGAAATGACCAAAGAGGAATACGATCAGTTGGTAAACAACATTCGTACCTCCGGCGGTTTGAGCAGTGCTATATCGGCAGTCAAGAAACTTGACGGTCGGTATCTCCTTTTCAGTGGCCACCACAGACTGAGGGCCTGCAAAGACCTCTCAATCCGTAAGGTGCCGTGCGTTTATGCTGATGAGATGGATATGGATGAGGACGAAAGGATAGCTCTCCAACTCTCTCATAACTCACTGCACGGTCAGGACAATCAGGGTATTTTGAAACGACTGTTTGCTCAAATCCAAAGCGTGGATTATAAGAAGTTCGCACATATCAACATTGATGAGATAAAGCCTATAAGCACTGAGGCGGTGTCCTTCACGCCCATGACTCAGAACTACACCGTGTCCTTTGTCCTCTACTCAAAAGACCTCGATGCGGCCGAGGAATTGATAGGAGATATTCGGTCGGCAGCTCGTACTTCTGATGTAGTTATCTGTGCGGACGGAGAAGAAACAGAGGAACAGTTTTTGAAACTGCTCGGAGAGGTACGTAATAAATACGACATTCGCTCCTCGCATATCACATTCGCAAAAATACTGGAACTCGCTAAACTCGCATTAGACCATGACCTCGCCTCGACTGATAATTCTAACGACTGAAAGAGAGAAATTCCGTCTGGCCAACGCAGATAGGGTTAAGATGATGTCCGAGGCTCTCAAGTCTCGGTACAATGTCTGTGTAGCCGTGGAACTCACAGAAGCTCTGATTGAGTCGCTGACTGCTGATGATGTCCTCTTTGTGCGCTCGAAGGTAGTTGCCCTGACTGAACGTGCCTTGTCGCTGAAAAACAAGTGCCGAGTGCTGATCGAAAGTCCCTGTGCGATTTTTGCCGATGACAACAAAGAGACGTTCAAGGTGCTCTGCCGGAAAATGGGCGTTGACACCCCTAAGTCATATTACGACCTATCGCAGTTAGAATACCCGGTTTTTGTCAAGCCAGCCAATCTCGGTGACAGCATAGGGATAGATGAGACCTCTCTTTGCTATACCAAGTATGAGGCCAAGACGAAATGTGAGGAACTCCTGACCAAGTACGATGCTATCCCGATGATAGAGCCTTACATCGTGGGAGAGGAATACACAGTCGCAGTTCTATATCACAATGGTAACTGCTACACCGCTCCGCTTTACCTCACTTGCGGAAATGTTGCTCTGACCTACGATGTCAAACAGCAAGACTCAGAAACGATGGCTCGTGTCCTCGATGTCAATAATGAACTGGACTCACTGGCTAAAAAGATAGCAGACCGTATAGGGGTGGCTCGAATGTGCCGGATTGATTTCATTCGGGACTGCTCAGGAAAGTACCATGCCTTAGAGATAAACGTATTCCCCGGATTGGGAGAGAATGGCTATATGTTCCAAGCGCTCAGCAGAGATTTTGGCTGGAACTATGAGCAATTTTTGACTATGGCAATAGGTCATGAACCTAACCCACTGACGGGCCGCTAAGTTAACAAATTAGACATAAAAAAATGGAACCCCAAGACAAGCATGAAGTAGAGAAACGAGGTCGGTATAAGAATATCGACAACGAAAGGATTGCCGCCGTCTTTGCTAAGAAAGGTTGCAATATGTCGGCCACTGCAGACGCATTAAATGTCAGCAGGGCGACGCTATACAACTGGCGTAATGAGGACTCTGAACTGAATGAAATGATGACAGACGCAGAGGAGTCACTCATAGACTTCTCTGAGTCTAAGTTGATTGAGTCTATCCAAGAAGGCAACTTGACAGCAATAATCTTCCACCTCAAGACAAAAGGTAAGAGCCGTGGATATGTCGAAGGACAGGAGATTAAGGCTACAGTGGCCGCGACTAAACCTTTGACCCAAGAAGAGGCACAAGCATTCCTACGCGACCTTGAGAATAAATACTAATGGAATATTCCGAAGATGACCTCCTCAGAAAGTGGCTACTCAGCGACTCCCTAAATTTTTCCCGGTTTTTCTTTCAACACCAGAATAACGGGAAAAAGTTCGTCATAGGCAAACATCACCGGCTAATCTGCGACAAACTCAATCTCGTCTTACAGGGTAAGATCAGGAGGCTCTTGATTAACATTGCTCCCCGATACAGCAAAACGCAGATTGCGGTTAAGGGGTTCATTTCAAATGGACTGGCCATAAATCCAGCCTCAAAGTTTATACACTTATCATATTCCAGTAACCTCGCGCTCGATAATTCAATCGCCATAAAAAATACGGTAGAGTCAGAGGAGTTTCAACGACTATTTCCTATGAGAATAGGTATGAATAGAGATACCAGTTCTCAGTGGGATACAGATGCCGGCGGTGGTGTCTATGCGACGTCATCGCTCGGACAGGTTACGGGTTTTGGCGCTGGTGCTGTAGAGAATGAGGGAGAGACAAATCCGATATTCAGTGGTGCTATAGTAATTGACGACCCGATAAAACCTGCGGACGCATTAAATGAGAACAGCCGTGAGGCAGTCAATAGGCATTTTGAGACCACTATCCGAAATCGTGTCAATTCTCGCTTTACCCCGATAGTTGTTATAATGCAGCGACTCCATGAACAGGACCTTTGTGGCTATCTTATGTCGATTGAGCCTGATGAGTGGGAGGTCCTGAGTATTCCATGTCTTGAGATAGATGATGAGGGTAACGAGACAGCTCTATGGGAGTTTAAGCATACAGTAGAGGAATTGCACAAGATTGAGGCCGCTAATCAGTTTGTGTTCGAGACTCAGTATATGCAGAACCCCAAGCCTCTTGAGGGCCTGATGTATTCTCATTTCAGGACCTACGAGACTCTGCCTATTGAGCCGGGCCTCCGGAAGAACTATACAGATACGGCCGACTCCGGCAAAGACTTCCTCTGCTCAGTCTGCTATGTCGAGTATAAGGACGCTATGTACGTTACTGATGTCCTCTATACTGATAAGCCGATGGAATATACAGAACCTAAGACCGCTGAGATGCTTTTACGAAACGGCACCATACTCGCAAAGATTGAGAGTAACAATGGAGGCCGTGGATTTTGTCGAAATGTAGAAAAGGCGGTTAGAACAGTTAATACCCCTCTGGCGCGAAAGATGATGTTCGTAGCATTTCATCAGGGAGGGAACAAAGTTACTCGCATACTCACTCGATCTGCAGAGGTGCAGAATATGATTTACTTTCCGATAGATTGGGAGCAGCGTTGGCCTCAGTTCGCGCGAGCTCTTAAAGGTTACCGCAAAGTTGGCAAGAATGGCCACGATGACGCTCCCGATGTTTTGACCGGCATGGTAGAGCATTTCCGCAAAGATACCACTGCTCCAATCAAAGGAACACCTACCAGATACAGTAATGAAAGAAAGTAACTAACTGACCTAAGCAGTTCACTAACTATCAATCAAAGCGTGTAAACGCATAGGGATTAAGTAAGTAACTTTGAATATGTCAAAGATGAAACCCCATAAAAAGCAGAAGATGAAACTCACTACCTATGGCGAGTTTTTAGTGCTTTTGCCCTGCTGCACCGAGGAACATACCGAGGAAATCAGGGAGACCCTCAGGAAAGCCAAGCCTCCGGCATACGTCAATGGTGTGGAACTCCCCAAGAACCTGAACACGATAACCTACGGCCAACTTGACGACCTCAGTAGAATAACGCAGGGACACGACCCCGCAGTGCAAGTGTTCAAAATCCTACTGGATATTGATGCTCAAGAGGTCTATCAGATGAATGTCTTTGATGTGTTCGGGTTCGTTAACTTCTGCCGAGCGGAACTGGAGCGTATCAATAAGCTCTTTGAGGCAGTCGCCCCCACTCATACGTCTGAGGAGATTGCGGCCGGCATTGAGGACTTGAATTTCGGCACATTCGGTGTCATAGACTGGTACGCCCGTCGTATGGGGATAACCAACCAAGACGAGGTTTATAGCGTGGCGTGGGTGCGTATCTACACCTGCATGAAGAACGATAACGAGCAGTCTGAATACGAGAAACGCCTCAATAAGCAATATCTCAACAAGTATAAGGCCAAGAAGTAATGGAAAGCGTAGGTTTCGATAATCAGGAAATGTTAGGTACGGTCGAAGGTAAGATCCGTGCCGTTGTGCGTTCTCTCGGGCCGGGTATTGAGTATCAGTTCTGCAACTGGGCGCAAGCAAACGTGGCTCTCGATGGCGTAACTATGCCGACTATAGTTTACGTTCTGCCTCCCTCCGGAACTCTGTTATTCAAACGCAATCACGTCAAAGATCGGCCGAATACTCAGATTGCTTTTGTCTGCTCCACGGAGTTTGACTTTGAGGGGACTGAGAACGACGGCATAATCGAGGCTATGAAACGTTTGGCCATTCGGTTTGTCAAGGCGTATAATGAGAGTGGCCTCTTTGAACAAATTGACGGAGAGGTGCAGTATCAGGTGCTGTATGACCACCTCGACCAAAACGTAACGGGAGTCATGCTGACTCTGACAATCATCGAGGAAGAAGGTATCAGTATTTGTGCTGACGAGGTGCGTAAGTAATCAATAACTTGCATATAGGATAATATGGCTAACATTCAGGAAGTATTGCAGACTCACTTGGAAAACGTCAAGTCCAAAGTGGCTCAGGCTATGACCGACAACCAGCGCAACGCGAGTGGCCGGTCTGTGGCCTCGCTGACCGTGGCCGTAAATGGCAACGTCGGTACGCTGTATGGTAGCAAGTCCTTCCTCGCAATGGAACGTGGCCGCAAAGGTGGCAAAGTTCCCCACGGCTTTGTCGGGATAATCAAACAGTGGATTATCGACAAAGGAATTTCGGTAGCACCTATTCCGGCCAAGAGAAGAAACGTCAAGTACACTCCGCATGAACGTGGCCTGAACTCCTTTGCCGGAGCAGTGGCCTACAAGATAATGAAAGAGGGAACACGCCTCTACAGAGACAGAGAGTTTAACGATATCTTTACCTCGGCTGTTAACGAAGAATTAGAACTGATGAGCAAGGAACTCATGTTTTACACAGCAGAGAGCATTGCTCACATAAACGATACACTCTGATGAGAAATACTACATTCGACATACTTAGTTTAGGCAGATGCGTGGCTCGTTATCCAGACGAGGTGTGCTTTGCTTTCAACCCTAACTATATAGAAATAGAGTCTGAGTGGAAAACTGCTACTCTCACAATAGAAGTGGCTGAGACTCGCGGTAACTCATCTGCCAACAAGCAGATTATAAAAACATCTATGAGAGATGGTGCTGCCAAGATTTATATGTCGCGTCTCTTTGAGTTGTTATTCGAGAACCCAAGATTACATCGTAGCCTTGAGGTGGTAGTATTGGTCAAGATTGGAACTATCCTGCTCTTTAGTTTTGACACGATAGTCATTTGGGGAAATCTTGCAGTTGGGGAGAGATTTGGTGCATACGGAGTGTATGACCACACCTCAGGAAAGCAGTATTTTGAGAGGAACCTGATTTGGTTTAAGCATTTTCCGTTCAACGTGTCTCTGTTCAGATATAACTACGATGTGGAGTTTTTAGGCAGATATGATGGCGGTTTCTATGATAAAGACCCGATTTACCAAGACGATAAGGTAATGGAGTTTGATGTTATAGACAAATTCAATTCGGCCCTGACAGTAGTTGACTCAACAGCCTCCGGAGGAAAGGTAGTTTATATGACTCAGTTCAAGAGGTTCGTTATGCTGAAAGATGATAAGTGCTACGGATCGTGGACTGCTGACGCAGCAAACAATCAAGGTACTCAGGATGGATATTGCGACATCAACAACAGCATGAAACCGCTCAAAGATACAACGTATCTACTGAGAACAAATGCCGGATTTGAACGCTATCGTTTTGTCGGCGATGAACTTGAGTGCTTTGGTATTTACGCCGTGCGAGGATTTAAGGATATATCAGCGCAACACGTTTTTCCAAAAGCCACTCGCTCTGCCACTATCAAGTATAAAATCTCTGATGAGGACCGACGCACGTCAGTATTTGATAGAACCTTTGACTACACATTCTTTCAGACAGGAGAGAATGTTGCTCTCGTAAATCTGACAGTCAGCAATGAGACGTCCGGCCACTATTTGCGATGGATTGACCGGCAGGGAAACTTGCAGTATTTCCTGTTCAAAAAGGGCAAGATAAGTCATAAGAATAAACTTGGCTCTGATATAGTGGCCGATGATTTTGATGTGAACGGTATGTATTTCGCAAATCATGTTCGGACTCGTAGTCTGGACTGCTCGGTTACGATGAAGTGTTGCGCAGTAAATCTTCCAAAGGATATTTACGACTACGTTGTAACAATCCTGTCTGCTCCCATAGTTGACCTGTATAGAGGTAAGGACGAATTTGGGGAGGAGATATGGCAGCCTGTCAACATACAGTCGAGCACTGCAGATTATGACCCCAAGAAGATACTGAATGACCTCGAGTTTACTTTCGCCATTCCTGATGTTAACTCTCAATCTCTTTAAACCATGACAGAAGAACTCTATATCATCGACGGGGCAAAGAGGTTGAAAGTAGACCTCTCAATTCCAAGTGGGATAACCCTCAGTTTCCAGAGCAATATCTTCGGAGACCTCTCGAAGATAACCTGCTCTCATACCTATACGTTCAAACTACCTCTCACGGCTAATAATCGTCGCGTGTTCGACAATGCTGACGATATTCGTTGCGTATCCAATAAGATACGACGTAGGTTAAAAGCTGAGTATGTTCAGAACGGCATACCGTTGTTCTCGAATGCAAATCTTTATATAGAGAGCACAGATGCGTGTTTCAATGCTATAATGACATGGGGAGTTATAGACGGCTTTCAGACTCTCAAAGATAACGATATCTCAATCCGAAAACTAAACCTCTCGGCTCGTCCTGTTTTCGGCCCGTGCAACGCTAAGATTGATGAGTACAGCAACACTGCCGATTTCGTTCAGCCTCTATACAACGCTGGATTGCCCTACATCTCAGCCACCGGCCATAAAGATAGTTATGATACCTACTCAGTATTTCCACTCCCAGCGATACCTGCTTTCCGACTGCTCCAGTTAATCAATGCTCAGTTTGGTACAAAGTTTAATCTCGGCTCATCGTATAAATATGGAGATACTACGGCCAATCACGACATTATAAGTTTCGGAGTAATCCCATGTGTCAATGTAGACCAGCAAAAGGAAAACGAAGATGATGTAGTTAGTTGGAAAACATATCTCGGAACAAATATGGTAGGCACTTTATTTGGTGTCGATCATGTATTAGGAGGTTCGACTAACCACCCGGAGGCCCCTGCTGGGTCAGGATATTCGATAACAAAAGACTCAAACAATTATGCCGTTGGTATAAAAGTTCTAAGCGATACAAGTACAAACCTTGAGGTTGACGGCTGTATCTATGCTAAATTTACGCATGAACCGGGCCAATACAATGGGCAAGGACGTGTAGAGATGGGCGCTCCTGATACAACAGGTATAACTCCTAAATTGACTTTTTACTATACAAAAAACGGCACTTCGTCAGTATCTTTAGGTTCTGTAGAAGGAAAGTTTTCGTGGGATAACGACTGGTGCTGGAAATTTGATTTTTCTAAAGAACGAGGTAAAGACAGACTATCAATCGAAGTACCTCCGAATGCCACTATATTTATGGCTATCGAGGCAGAGGCAAACGCACTGCAGATGTCCTCATCAACGGTATGGAAATTGGTTACGTTTTATCCGTCTGTTGACGCAGGTAATATTCAGTGGAACAAACCAGAGGCAAGTGCCGGCTCTTTTGAGTTTGACCTTATTAGCAATATGCCTGATATTAGTTGCATGACATTCGTAAAGTCGTTGTTTTTTATGATGGGAGCATTCCCCTCATTCAACACAGACGGAGAGATTGTACCTCTATTTTATACGGCAATCAGGGATAATCTGCTCGCCGGTCATTCCGTGGACTGGAGTGTAAAAATGACAACCAAGATTTCAACGCTCCCAACTAAGACTACATATAGTGTCAGTGGTTTCGGACAGCGGAACTACTACATTATGAAGAATGATAACTTAGAGGGTGATGAGGGAGAAGATGAGACTGATGTATATGAGTCTGGTATCGGTATGGTGTTCGTTCAGAATGAGGTCATAGAAAGGAATAAGACAATTATTCAGTTGCCATTCTACGCCCCATATATCAAGAACAAAAAGTCTCCGTTCATAGCAACCGGCAACACGATGAAATTCTGGTATGCAGAGAATGATGAGGTTAAGACTAAAGAGGCCAAGCCTTGCTTTGGCATAGTCAAGCCATTCGCTCAGACGACCAACGGCTCGGCTACTGGGATTGTGTGGATGAGTATGCAAGTATGGAACGACTTTCCGAAAATCAATTCAGATCCGTCGTATTCGTATCTCTCAATGATAATGGATAACCCGATAATCATTACAGAGAACCTCATGCTGAATGAGCATGACCTACGCACCCTCGATTATACGGTGCCAGTATATCTATCCAAGTATAACGCATACTTCGCTATCGTGTCAATTACACGAGACAGCAAGGGTGTTAGCAAATGTGAACTCTTAAAACTCCCCGAGGAAGAATATTATGGCTGATGAAGTACAAACCAAGATATTAGAGATTGAGGTCAACTATGATGACGCTCTGACCAAAATCGCTCAATATCGAATTGAGGTTGAAAAGGTCAAGGAGCGTCAGAAAGAACTCAAGACTGCTCTCAAAGAGGGGCGTATATCTCAGGAGGAATACCATAAGAGCATGGAGTCCTCTAAGATGGTTATAAGCCAGATGAATAACGCCATAAGTACGTTGACCAAGCAAGTCTCCAATCAGATTAAAATTCAGAATGAGCAGAAAGGCTCTTTGACCCAGTGGCGTGCTGAGCTCTCGAACCTCACTGCTGAATATGACCGGCTAAGCCAAAAGGAACGAGAGGGAGCAAAGGGGCAGGAACTCAAGGCCAAAATCAATGAGGTTACGACTGCTCTCAAGGATTGCGAGGCTGAGACTCAACGCTACTATCGAAATGTGGGTAACTATCCTCAGGCTATGGCACCCATGAAAGAGCAGTTGGATATTCTCGTGGCCAAACTTAGCGAGATGAAGGCGGCCGGCCTTGATACATCTCCTGCATTTGAGCAGATGTCAAACCAAGCAGAGGAACTGCGAGATAAACTCGCTGAGACCTCAGAGGAGACCGCAGCAAGTGGAGAAAAAATGCAGGGCGGTATCAATGAACTTGTCGCAGTGTTCGCCGTATGGCATACGACTCTCGAAGGACTCGGTGTTAAGAACGAGGACCTGAATAGAACCATATCAATATGCGTTACTGGAGTTACTGCTGCAGCAACGGCATATCGCATCTACAATGCTGCTCAAAAAGAGGGTGCGATCCTCGCAGCCGCCACAGCTGCAAAGACATGGATTTTGAACACTGCTCTTGCCGCAAAGATTACGGCCATGACAGGTGTAACTGCGGCCACCGGCGGTGCCACAGTAGCAACTACACTCTGGAACGCTGCTCTGTATGCTAACCCCCTCGTTTGGCTTATCGGCATAATCGTGGCCGCTGTCGCTGCAGTGTATGGTCTTATTAAGGCATTCTCATTCTTTTTCTCAGATAGCGAGAAACGCAAAGAGGCACTCAAAAAAGAGGCTGAGGCTCTTGAGGAGCTCCATGCTCTAAATGAGAAGGCACTCGAAATGGCCGCTGCTCGCGGTGCCACTGAGGAGGAACGTGCCCGGAAACAGATAGAAAATCTCAAGGCTGAGTCAGATGCGTGGGAGAGGCATTTTGATAAAATCAAAGAGGAGTATGACGAGGACGATGAGGAATACAAGGCTGCCCTCGATAGCAAGAAGAAAGCTCACGAGGACTTTATGGCCTCTCTTGACGACGCCCTCATCAGCCTAACGAAAATCCAAACTGAGCAACGTGAGTATGAACGTAAAGAGGCTCTCGGCGAATATGAATACAAGCGCACTCTCATTCGGGAACAGACCAAACAGCAAATCGAACTGGCCAAGACCCTGCTCAAATACAACAAGATTACTAAGGCTGAGTATGATGCGCTCGTGTTTGACCTGAATAAACTCCAGACTCGCAAACTTGCCGAGGTTGATACTGCCGAAACTGATGCAGCCAACAAAGCGGCAGAGTCTCGGAGAAAGGCAGCGGCCGACGCTGCAAAGGCGACCGCTGATGCTGCAGCCAAAAGAGCCGAGGCAGAGAAGAAAAGGCAAGAGGAATACTATGCCGAGGTGGATAAGGCTCAGGATGCTCTGCTGGCTCTGATTAAAGAGGGTTTTGATAAGCAACTACAAGCGGAGAACCTTGCTTATGAACGTGGACTCAAGGCCCTGCGTGAGAAACTGGCTAAGTACAAAACTGAGTCAGAGTATGATGTGAAAATGCGTCAGGCTATCAATGACCAAATCTACGCTTTAACGACGAGCCATCAGAGAAAGGTTGCAGAGTTTGAGTGGTCAGAGGCTCAGAGACAAATCAAAGTTCAGCAGGAGCTGATACAGTCAAAACTCGACCTCGTTAAGAAAGGGACTCTCGATGAGATGAACCTGCGATATGCAAGTATCGACGAGGAAGAAAAGGTTGCTAAGGCAGAACTGCAGAAACGTATTGATGACGGACTGCTGACCCAAGAGCAAGGTAATCAGTTACGCCTCGATCTTGAGGAAAGTTATCGCCGCAAACGTCTGGAGTTGGCCGAGGAATATGACCAACTCGACCTCGACCGCCAACGTGCCGCCCTGCAAGCAGAGATTGACGCAATGCAGTTGGCCGAAGATGAAAGGCAATTGAAAGTAAGAGACGGCTACGAAATGTCAGACCATGCCTATGCTGAATGGCGTGAGCGCGGTCTCGCTGAAATGGACGAACATCAACGTGCGCTGTTGCTCAAGGCTGAGGAGAATGCACAGGCTGAACTTGAGGCATTGCAGGCCCGTGGCCAACTATCTACTCAGACAACTGAGGAATACGAGGCCGAGATACTTTCGGCCAAGCAGAAATCGGCACAAGCACAAGCCAACACCAATGCTCAGATTATCCAGAATGAGCAGGCAAAGGCTCAAGCCATGAAGTCGGTCACGTCCTCTCTGACTGGTCTCCTTGACACACTTGGAGAGAGTAACAAGGCTTTTGCCAAGATGTCGAAAATCATCACTCTCGCTCAGATTGCGATTGATACTGGTAAGGCTCTTGCTGCCGGTATCGCATCAGCCTCGTCTGTTCCGTTCCCCGGAAACCTCGTGGCCATAGCAACGACGGTGGCCACAGTGCTTGCGAATGTAGCAACTGCCATATCGACAGTGAAGTCAGCCAAGTTTGCTAAGGGTGGTAAGGTCAACGGCCCGGGCACAGGCACAAGTGATGATGTTCCGGCCATGCTCTCGAATGGCGAGTTTGTTATGACAGCCAAAGCTACCAAGATGTTTGAGCCTCTACTCGTGGCCATGAATGGAATAGGACGTGGAGTGCCTATGCAGGTCGCTGGCGCGTCCGACCGCATTACGACGGCCGATATGCTTACCAATTCATTTGAGGCCGCTGCAAGCGAAATAAAGCCTGTTGTGTCGGTTGTCGAAATATCCGATGTGCAGAACCGCGTCGATATAATAGAGAACCTCGACAATTACTAATAGACCAATGACCACATACGAACTACTCAGATCATCAGAAAATCTGCTGCGGCTTATTGTCGCAAACCGCATAGCCTTAACCGACGTGACCCACCTTGAAATCTTTGCTCAATACGAGAAGATGAAGAAAGAGGGCCACAAGGTAGGCTATATCACGGTACATCTTGCAGACAAGTACGGCATGACTGAACGTGGTATCTACAAGGTGGTGCGGAGACTCAGCAAGAATGTTGAGTTTCCTGAATGATGTATGAAAGTGGTCGAGAAATGAAAAGAGGTTTTATAATTATTCTGCAACTCTCGCAAGTGAGCCACCAAAGAACTTGATTGTCTCATCGCTATCACGGCCGGCGATAGATTTACCCATAGCCAACTCGATACGGTCAAGCAGACGTATGGCTCGGTCAATAATGAACCCCTCGAAATCATCTGAGGCTAATAGGTCAAAGTTTATTTTGTGAGACGAGATAGTTTCCCTGATTTGGTCTTGAGACAATCCTTTGTTTGCCATAGTGCGTATGTACTCACTGGGAGCACGGCCGCCTATGGAACGGTTAGTGCCGGCATAGATGGGCGTTTTGTTTACGACCGAGTTCCATTTCGAGATGTCGTACCTCGACGCACAGTAGGTCTGCGGAAAGATATGATGAATGTCCGTGCTCTCGTCAAGGTAGGTAGCCACGTTCATGCGGTTGGCGCTCATAAAGTCGAGAGGAGCGTCCTGCAAGATTAAAGCCATGACTCCCTTATAAGCTGCACTGTTTCGCGTCTGCATGGTCAGCAATCGGCCCGGTTGCATATTGGCTCTGCTGACAGTATCGGGGACTGAGTCACCTGAAATTTGGTTGAACACGCCCACGATGTCGAGAATATAACGGGTCTCGTTTGCACCGCCGTACAACTCTCCGAATACTCCACTCCAGTACCAACGGCTAAGAATGTCTTTATTGGTCTGAATGGCCAGATTGACCCCAGCGATGTCTGCGTATGCAAAGATAGCGGCCAATGGTATCAGTTGGGACGTATAGGGCAGGTCTATGTAGGTATAGACTCCCTGATGAACGAGAAAGTCTGCGGCCTTGAGAAACCCATTCACGAGGCTATCGTGGCAAGATTTGTAGTCGGCCAAAGTAAGTTTCAGCACGTCTCGTTTCTTGCATGACACCACAGCATTATCAGGGTCTGCGCAGTATTTCTTGTATGATGTCAGAAGGGCCATAGCGGTAAGGAAATTCGTACTGCTAACCCCTCGAAGAATATCACTACGGCTAATGAATTTCGCTGAGATTTCGTCCCAGTCCTTACGAATGTCGTACTCCTCTGCTGCAAACGATGCTGTTACCAATTCAAAGACGGTAAGTTTCACACCACCTGTATTGACATTCTCAAAGATTTGGCAGACGGCCTCTTTGCTCGTATCCTTAGAGAGAGTAATCACAGGCAACTTATATTTCTGAATACCCGAGAGGACTTTGCTCTGGAACGCCTGATACAGCGGCACAAGTGTCGGATCAAAACTCACAAGGCCTAACAGCCAATTTGTGGTGTCAGTATTAGAGAAAGCAACCTTGAGGGGGAACATCAACTCAGCATATTCTCTCTCCGGCGTTGTCAGGTCAAGTTTCACATCTCGGCCGATATTCTCCGTGAGCACCTTGCTTTCAGGCACAGACACCACGGCCTCGAGCATACTGGTATGAGGATTGAGCGCCTCTCTAATGTTCAGGTAATAATATCGTTTCTCTCGACCTTTATTGGCGTTGACCAAAGTAGGGCCTCCGCTCTTGAATACTTGGAATAATGTCGTGAGTCTTTGTTGGCCATCGAGTACCAGCCTATCGGGGTCGACACCTGCCGACTGCTCTGCGCCAGTGAACGTGCGGTATGTAAAGTGGACTGCTGGATTACCTGTTTCGAGGAACATCGCTGCTCCCATAGGAAAACCGGACGCAATACTCTCTATGAGTTTGCAGATTTTCTCATCGTCCCACACCCAGTCTCGTTGAAAGTCCGGGAGTTGAATTATTCCACTCTCAATCTGAGAGAGTAGTGTATCGAGGTTGGTGTCGTTAGAATATACTGGCATAAGCGTTGGGCGCAGAATGACAAAGGAACGATCTTGCGTCCACATAAAAAGCGTGGACTCCTTATGTGTCGTTCCAAAGCATCGCCAAACGCTTACCATAAGCACAGAAGATAGCCCACGCTATGCGCATGAGCATCAACTCGCAGCTATTGTGGTTACGTTCTTTGGATTGGCGATTTTAGGAACGATGATACAAGCTAACGCAAAATATGTTTATCCTGATGTAATTCTACATAGGCGTTTCGTTTAAGATTTTCGGTGCAAAGATACTAAAAAAGCCTTATATGGAATATATTAACCATAGATAAATTTGCAGATATGATAATTTCGGATAAGAATGACCTGATAAGGCACAAGATTTGAGTGAGTAAATGTGTATGTGGGCGAAAGTTAAATCATTGAGTATAAGGCAATTTAACCATTCAAAAACTTGCCTATATGATAATTTATGTGTAGATTTGCATATATAAAAATAACACTTAAACCCCTAAGGATTAACGAATAAGCAATCCCAAAAAAATAACGATACAAGATGAAAAAGTACATCGCAACATTCAACCGCTACAATCCTCAGTTGGGCAACTCCCTCAGGACTCAGACTATCGAGGCCCGCACGTTGGCCTCTGCTACCAAGAAAGCAAAGGCTATAGCCGATGCCTGTATCTATGGCTCGATGTCTCTTAAAAGTGTTGAACTCGCATAACTTTGAGATATGACCACCAAAGAAAGTTTTGATGCGCTGGCCGCTATTGAGGCTGAGAAGAACCCGTACGAGTTTACTCGTGAGGAATGGCGCACGTTTACTGAAGAACAGAAGAACGCTCGATATGAACTCCAACGGCAATGGAAAGACGAGCATGATGCCAGATGGCTGAAAGCAGTTCACGATATAGTGCCGGAAGTCGGACTCCCCTGCACAATCATCTACTGGAGCGATAAACGTGCGGCCACAGTAACTCGCATAGTCTCTCCCTCTAAGATTGAAGTTATGCACAATGAGGTCGAATGTCTCGACTATTACGCCGGTAACTACAAAGTCTTGCCTAAGATCGACACTCACATGGGAGTTGACGTGTTCACAAAGCGTAGAAACGGCTTGTGGGTAATGGAGGGCCAAAAATCCAAAGATGGCGTAAAGCTCATGCTCCACTATCAGAGACATTACATCGACCCAAGTTATTAAGCAAATAAGTAACCCCAAACGAAACATAGATGGATAAACAAATCATCAAAGCACTCTACGGAGTGGCCTCGAAAGACAATGTGAACCCCATACTGAATGGAGTCCACTTCGAGGAACAGCGGTGCTATGCCACTGACACGCATCTCCTCGTTATCTACAATGAGGGCAGTGAGAAACACGCTGGGAAAACTCTCAGCATCAAAGGAGAGGAGATAAAAGGCCAATATCCCCCTGTTGATAAAGTCATACCGAAAAAGTTGACCAATCCTCTGACTCTTGATTTCGGTCAGTTGCAGAGGGCCTGCGCGTGGTGGGGAAAACAATCAGACCACCACATCGAGGACAAAGTAGTGCTGCGTAGCACTTGCCTCAACATCGCCTATCTGCAAAAACTCCTCTCGTTATTCGTACTGACTCACGAGACACGAGAAATGACGCTCTACCTGAACGCAGACAAGTCTCGCCCCATAGTGGCCGTTAGCAACTCATTCAGAGCGCTCCTCATGCCCTGCCAGTATGCTGAGGACTCAGTGGACGAAGAACGACCAAGCGAGGACTGCTCGGTAACAATCTCCTACGAGAACCTCATCAACACATACGCTATCGAGAGCGCTAAACCCAAAGAGAAGAAACCAGACACTATGGACTGGCTCTAAGTCAAACATCAAAATCAAGAAGAAATGCAAGTTAAGAATATCAAACTATCAGAGATAGCACCCAGTCCCCTCAATCCTCGTAAGACATTCGATGAGGAGGCAATCAAAGAACTCGCCCAAAGCATCGACCAGAACGGTCTCATTCAAGCAATCACTCTCCGCAAGAAGAAAGGAGAGAATGGCGAGAAATATGAAATCGTATGTGGCGAGTGCCGCTACCGCGCACATATCTACCTCGGACGCGAGACAATCGAGGCGGTTATCAAGGACCTCGACGACAAGCAGGCATTTGTTGTAATGGCCATCGAGAACCTGCAGAGAACCAATATTGACCCTCTTGAGGAGGCTGCAGCTCTCAAGCATCTCTACTCAAAGGGAGAGGTGCCGGTCAAAGAAATCGCAAAACTCCTCGGCAAGAGTACCAGTTTCGTTGTCAACCGCATTCAGTTGAACAACATAACTAAGGAGTTTGTGGCACTGCTCCGCGACGGCACTCTGAACCTGATACATCTTCAGGAAATCGCCAAGCTGACCCACGAACAGCAGACAACTTTGTGGGAGCAGTGTTTTCAGCCGGCCAATATCGAGCAATGGACTTTCAAGACACTCAAGATGGAGCAACTCAAAGAGTGGATAGATGTCAATGTCATGGGTGCGTTGTCTGCGGCCCGTTTCGACTTGGCAGATGAAACCTATACCACCTGCAAAGCATGTAAGGGGTGCAAGTTTAACACTGCGTCGTTCCCCACTCGGTTCAAGGACACAGACAATCCTCGCTGCATGAAAGTAGACATGTTCCGGGCCAAGAACCAAGAGGCAGTGCTACGCCAAGCAAAGGAACTCGGCTATCAGACAATCTATGTGGGGACTCCCGACGAAAACAAAGAAATCGTCGCTGCAGCAAACGCCATGCTCCTATACCCTCAACCCCTCGGCAACAGAGAGTACCTTGTAGAGCCTGTGGCTCCCTCAGAGGACTCTTTCTCTGACCCTGAACGATACAAGAAACGCCTCGAAAGTTACGAGCGTGTGCGCTCGGTCTTTGATGAGAATATTGAGGCCGGACTCGTAATCAGAGTATTCGAGATAAGTTACAAGGGCATACTGAATGGCGAGGTCAAGTACCTCTACAATCTCCAAGCAGACGATAACGGCGAGGCTGACACTGACATAGAACAGCAACATCAGCAACTCTCTCAGTATAAAATGGAGCTCCGGGCCATCGACGAACAGCGTATGGTGGAGCGTGTCAATCGACAGCGAGCATTCATGGAGACTGCTCCTTATGCTGAACGCTCAGGACGGATCGATGACACCGAGGAAGGAGTTTTTATCGCCCTGCTTGCGAGTCGTCTATCTCCGGAATTCCGCAAGACTCTCGGAGTTGATACCGATACTGCGCTCAATGTGTCTGCCATGCTGACAAAGGTATCAAGCCACAAATACGCTATCATACGAGAGTTTATGCGAACCATGCTCTCCGATAAGAGCGTTTGCTACTCTGAAACATTTGCCTCACTGCTTGACCTGACACTGCAGAACAGCAACAAAGAGGACGTGGCCACGATAGATCAGCAACTCACGGCTGACTATGAGGCAAAGTGCCGTTCCTATCAAGCGAGAATTGCTGAACTGGAAAAGGCCCTGCAAGATAAGAAAGAGACCACTGATGTTGCACCGGCTCAAACTGAGGATGTAGCCTAACACCAACATATCGGGAGCGGCCACGGTCGCTCCCCTCTCAATCTCTATAAGAATGAACGAAGAAAACATAATCCTCCTACATGAAGGCGACGTGTGGCTCTCGAATAGCTCCCTGCACTTACTCGGCATCTTTACTACCCAAGAGAGTCTTAACGTGTATTTAGGCGATATGCTCTCCAGTGGGATAATAGACCAATACGGCTATGATTGCTTGTCAGGGAAAATACCAACAGCGCGCGGGCAAGTTCAGATGGATAACTCGGCCTTTATGATAGAGTATGTCGAGGTTAATCCTACAAAGTACGATAATTAGTAAATCCTACACAATCCATAGACAAGAGGTGCCGAAATCGGTGCCTCTTTTCGTTTGTAAGCAAAAGTTAAAAATGGTGTAAGTAATAGATATTCAGCGTATTACGTTTGTATATATGATAATTTTTGTGTAGTTTTGCATATACAAAATGAAACATAACACCCTTAAAGATAACAAGATATGGGATACGTTAAGAACTCTAAAGGCTGTGAAATAAGCGCCTCGTTCCACAAGAAAAGCGACTTTTTCTCGCTGGCCATGCTCAATCAAGAAAGAGAAAATTTCAAGGAGACAATCAGACACCGGCTTGTGGATATTACGTTTTGGCATGGGCGTGAGGTTTGCCTGTCAATATGTGGCACCAGAACGCTGAAAGTTCCCAAGTCCTGCAAGACACTCAGACAAGTTGCTGAGTGGATAAATACCAAGAATTTCTGACCCCTCTCTACCTCAAAAGAATAAGCAAATAAGTTTCCTCCCTCTTAAACGAAACAAGATGATAGACAAATCAAGACTTTTCAAAATCGCGCACTCAATCATAAAGCGCTCCAAAGCCTCAAGTTTCAGCGAGGCACTCAAGATGGCATGGAAAGCTATCAAGGTTTGCGGCCGAATGCTCGTAGGCACAGCCAAGTTTACATTCCGTAAGGCCAACGGCGAGATACGCAATGCTATCGGCACTCTCTGCGATATCGAATACCACCCCACCGGAAACGGCTCTCGTGGAGATCGTGCTGCAGATTGCATCTGCTACTGGGATTTAGAAAAGCAGTCATTTCGTTCATTTAACGCCTCAACCCTCATCTAATATGAAGTCCGAATTCAGCAAGATATATGAGGCTGAAAGCTCTGCCAAGAACGGCGGTAAGTATCGCCTCATCGCCCAGCGTGAGATAGGCGGCCGCAAGTGCCGGTGCTATGCTCGAGTGTTCATGGTCGGCATGATAGCCTACTGGAATGTTGGCTACATCATCGACGGCAAAGAGCCGGAACAGTTCAATGAGCAAATCAAAGCCATGTATGAGTTGGCTCAGAATAAGGCCGATGAAATCACAGCAAGTGGCCAAGAAGTAATCCTGTGGAAATATTGAGAAAATGACCAAGAAGGAAATCAAGAACGAATACGAGACCCGCAGAGCGACCCAGCGTATGGCTGATGCAGAGCAAATGGAACTACGCCTGAAACAATTCAAAGAAATGAAAGTAAGACATCCCGACGCAATTCTGCTGTTCCGTGTCGGGGACTTCTACGAGGCATACTCGGATGATGCCCAGGAGTGTGCCGAAATCCTTAACATCACTTTGACCATGAGGAAACGAGAAAGCAAGGAAGATTTGCTCCTCTGCGGTTTCCCTCATCACGCCCTCGACGTGTATCTCCCGAAGATCGTAAGGTTCGGTAAAAGAGTGGCAATATGCGAACAATTAAAGAAACCCTGAAAAATCATCACGACGCATGAAAACGTACTACTGCGTAACATCGACATTCCATGACAGCGGCCGTGTGACCGCAGCTGTAACTATGGCAATAGAGTCAGAGGAAAAGCCACAGAACACATCACGAACCCTGAGAGACCGAGATATCTACTCTGACTGGTATGATAGTCTCGATGAGGCAAACAAAGCGGTTGCCGAGGCTCGAGTAGAGAACTCAGAAAGGGATTAGTTATCCTATCCACAAACTTTTGATAAAAACTACTGAATTGCGGAGCGGCTATGATGTCGCTCCGTTTTTATTTGTGGGTTTAGATATTAGAGTGGCCTGCTTG